TGCTGAAAGTAATTCTTGTAGCCACCAGTCCCAAAGGCTTCGCATAGTTTGCAAATCCATTTGCCATTATCGAGCACAGCGTCACTCATCGACGGGCTCCTGGTCTAGGGATTTGGCAAGCATCCTATGGAGGTCGATGGTCTGCTCGAGGCTAAACATGGCGCATGTCAAATTCCGGTTGTCGTTCATCCACACCTGAACGGTATTACCTGACCGGGCGGCCTCAATGTGCAGCTGCGATCCGCCGATTCGTTGGACACCCATCATTTCACCGCCAACTCAATAAATCCGACAAGGATCATGGCTCCGATGATTCCGCAGCAGAACACAAAAGTGTTCAGCCACATGACTTGACGCTTTTGCCTATCGTGAGGGCGTGCGTAGGGCTCCAATGGTGTTTCCCCTTTCCTTTCCAATATGCCCGCCAGAACACGGCGTCCTGGACGTTTGCGGGTGCCTTATAGGGCCGGATTCCGACCCATTCGGCTAGGCCCGCGAGTTTCGCGTAAGCGTTCCAAGTCGATTGGATGAACTGGTAAGCGCCTGATCCGTACTTCCCGTCGGCTTTGTAACGGCCGTGGGATTCGCGCCACATGACGCACTTGCGGAATGGTTCGGCGCTGTGAACATACCAAGGTCCTCTATAGGCGCTGTCAGGGATGCTTGCTGGTCCTGAGGCAACAGCCAGCCATATCGCCAACCCATCGATCACTCGACCTCCGATGTCGTAATGACGGTGACGTTTTGCCCCGCGGGGTGGCGCCGCACCGCTTCGACGCTTGTGGCTAGTACTCGATAATGCCCGCCGGGTGTGACCCAGCCGTGCAAGACGCCAGCGTCCACCCACCTTTTCACGGTGTTGAGGCTGACCTGTAGGTATTCTGCTGCTTCCCCGCTCGTCATGTACATATTGAACACGATAGACAGTTTCGGCTTCTTGTCTAGGCGACACGCAATTACTCGAAATATTCGCTGAGATCTTCCTCGACGGGCTGCTGAATCTCGGTCGAGAATCCCAAGGTCACCGTGGGGCGCTGTTCCTCCTCTGGCTCCTGGCTGAGAGCCGCAGCAATACCCGACACGTCCATCAGTAACTGGCGGAGAGTGTCACGTGAAACGGGTTTATCCCACTCGATGGAGACATCTCCGACCGTGATTTTCAGCATGGCCTAGCCAGACCCTCGGCAATGATCATGTAGCCGATGGAGTCCAAGTAGTCGTCGCGGGCGTAACCTGATGCGCTACGCGCAATTTTCACCATCACCATGCACATGGCTACCTGATCCGGTGTCACTTCAGACCCGAGGTCGGCGCTCCACATTGCGGCCATGCGCCGATGCGTTTCCATTGGGTCGCCGTGGGTTTCCCATCGGTCGATCTCGAGCAGTTCGAGGGCTTGTGTGGGTAGGTGTCGGTCGATCATGGTTTCCCCTCAGATTGGTCTAGTTTTGCCGTTTGCTAAGACTTTGCACCAGGTACCGCACTCACACACGGATTTCATCCACGCGCCCGTCCTGGTGTACGTCAAACCCGTGGGGGTGAGTTTGGTTGAGCCGCAGGCCGGGCACGTTGACTGGTCCCCAGTCCAAAGACCGACGTGGGGGTGCTTGATCCACGGGGCCATAGTCCGGTAAAGCAGCTCCGTGATGATCACGTCCTGGCAGTTGTATTTCTTGAACTTTTGCCACGCGCGGTCATCCTCCTCTAGGACTTTCTTCCAGAGTTGCGAAACGCCGGTTTGTAGTTTGGTGGGCAATTCCAGTTGCTCGGTGATATAGCCAAGCCGATTGCTGGCCCATTTGTAGCGGCGACGGTTGATCAAATACAGATCGAGGTCAATCCACGGGGATGGGGGAGGCATCCCTTCCTCGATGAATGACCGCATGAGGTGGGGCACGTCAAATCGGACACCGTTGTACGTGATGAGCACGTCGGCTTCGTTCAGGAAACTCCACGCGGCTTGGATCATTTCGCCGGGGTCATTGTGGTATTCCGAGTAAAAATGGACCTTGGATTCACCTAGCCACTTTCCGGCCCAGCAAAGTACCCGTGAGGGCGTGACGATCTTGTCCGGTGTTATGCGGGCGTCGTAAAGGTCGTACGTATAGGCCAAGTGCGGACTGGTCTCGATGTCGAGCGTCAGCACGCGGGGCCGCATGGCTACGCTTCCACAAATATTGGAAGCGGGAACGGGCTTCCGTCTTTCTCAGCGACTTTCAGGAAACTCACGTGGATATGGTCGCGGTGTCCGTACCCTCGGCCACGCCATTGCCAGCGGGTTTTCGCGTATGTGCCGCTAGCTACTTGATCATTGAATACGACGTATCGGATTCGGTACGAGCCGGGCAGGCCTGAGGCTGCGTAGGCGACGATTTGGTCGGCTAGGCGTTGCGCGTCGCCGGGTTTGCCTAGGTCGGCGTCGATGTCGATGGCGTGTACCCATCCTTCGGCGTCTGGGTTGTGATCGCTGATGCGGGCCTGATGGGCTTTGTCACCGATCCACCCATCTGAGCGCTTGTCACGCTTAGGGAAACGCTTATCAATCTGGGATCTAAGGGTGAGGCCTGCGGCTACGAGTTTAGGCATAGTCCTCGCCCTCAATCTCGAATTCTTCGCCGGTGGCTACGTCAGATAGTCGAGGTGCAGATGAGAGCCCGTAGCGGGGGTCCTGCCGGTTCAGGGCATTGATGAGGACCGGCACGACTGCGGCTGTCAGCGCCATTACAAGCGGGTGTACCTGGGCTGTGGCTACATAGGATGCCAAGGCTCCGAGAGCGGCGCCAAGGGCGACTTTGACAAGGGAGCCTTCCCACGTAGTGGCTAGCCATGTGCCGATCATTAGGCGGCCCGATTGTGGTTTTCGATATGTGAATCGAGCCGAGTGCGTACTTCGCGTATGTCGACCTCGATGCGCGAAAGGGCGTCTTTCGTCGAGCTGCCACCGTTGGGCCTGAACTCCTTGAGCAAAGATACCTGGGCGCGGATCAGCCACAAGATGCCACCTAGCCCGGCTGTTGTCAGGGCGACCAATGGGAGGAGGTCGGTGGGTGAACTGATCGTCATGGCACAAGCTGAGCCGGTGGAGGTTCTGGGCTGCTGAAGTTGGTTCCGTCCCAAAGGTCACCGGGGCCAGCGTATTTGCCTCGAAAGGCTGCTCTATAGGACGTCTGGACCCATTCCGTATCGGCACCAAGTAGACCTTGCAAGAACTTCTTTCCTTTGGTTTCTGAATCGTTGCCTGCGGGCGTAGCAATGACTTCGTTTTCCAACTTGAGGACTTCTTGGACAACGCCGTCAACAATGCGTGCGAAGTGTGCCATTACCCGATCTCCAATACGACCATACCCGAGCCGCCGCTGCTGTTGTTGCTACCTTGGCCGCCATTGCCACGGTTAGTTGTGCCAGCACCACCGGAGGCTTCACTCCCGCCGACTCCGTAGGTGTTGCCGTCCGCGAAAGCGATTCCTACACCGCCGACACCTGAGGGGGTGGTACCCGTGGCAGCGCCCCCAGCACCACCACCACCGCCGGGACCAGTTGCGCCAATATTGCCTTGATCGGGGACGTTCTTTCCGCTGGGTGATGCTGCAGCGGAACCCGAGCCACCAAAGCCGACGCCACCTGGTGCAGCTGTATACCCGTTGCACCCACCGCCAACCGCATACAAACTATGAAATTGTGACGCGCTGCCTTGCGTTGTCAGATCCCCGCCTGCGCCAACTTTCACCGTATAGGTTCCCGCTGTGACTGTGAGCGATTGAGTGATCTGTCCACCAGCGCCACCTGATCGGCTTGTGTTACCACCACCGCCACCGGCCTGCACCATGACGCGCAAAGTACCAGCGGTCAAAGTTACCGAACCCGTCCCGGTGAACTGGTAATACGTCTTTCCCGAAACGGTTACCGTCGTAGGGCTTCCCGTCGTGCCGCTAACCGATGCTTTTGGGGTACCGCCACCCGACGTAAGCACCCATGTATCCGTGGCTATTTTCATGATCGAGGACCGGCCATATTGTGCGATAGTCAAGGTCGAGCCGTTGAGGGTTACACCACCGCTGGCCGAAACCGTCACGGTTCCGGCTCCAAGATTTGTTATGCCAATAACTGTCCCAGTTGGGAAAGCCACGGAGGCATTAGTTGGAATTGTCACGGTAACGGCTGAGGCGTTCGATGTCGTAACGTTTTTGCCCGCGTCCGTGAGTACCAGCGTGTAGGTCGTGCCGGTTTGAGCATTGATCCCGTTACCCGCGTAAGACACGGCATCGACACGCTGCGCCACGTTGAGGCTGACGCCCGGCCACGCCGACACTAGGTCGGTATTGGCTACGTACGGGCTGCCGTAGGTAGTAGTTGCCATTTTTCTCCTAGAGCAGGTCGGACGGTAGGACGACGTTGTACCATTGGACGGTTGCGTTAGTTGTTCCCCATGTCAAGGTCACACTAACTTGGCCCCATTGTACGACCGCGTAGCTGTATCGCGGGTCTGACAGGCTGAGGGTCAGAATGTGTTGCCCTGGCGTATAGACCTCGGTCCAGCCTTCCACGACGCCCAAATAGTCCTCAATTGGATGCGGTGGAGGAACATCATTGACTATGACTCTGGAGCCGGACAGTAGGCCTAAGACTTGGCCAAGTTTCGGGTTAGTCAAGTTGTGGACCAGAATCTGGACGTTTTGTAGGGCGTAGTGCGGTTGTGCCTGATTGCGGATAATTTCATCGGCCCTGTCATCGGCATCATAGGAATGCTCGAGTTGCGTGGCTACGGTCGTGGCGCGGCGCCCGTAGAGGGCTATGGAGTCGGTGTCCGTCGAGGTCGTCGAAGCGTTGGCCTTGTACGTGACCGTTACGTCATTGAGGACGGTCTGGAGGTTGTTTTTCCAGACTGGTTCCCAAATGATCGAGGGATTGTCGAGCGTTACGGTGATCGGGAAGCCGTCGGTCGACTGGTATACGTCGGCCCATGAGTAGGGGACTGCTTGCCATTGGTCGGGTACGTCCAGCCAGGTCGAGGGGTTGTAGCCGTAGCCTCGGCTGCTGTACGACTCCCAGAAGACGGTTCCGTCGGGGAAGTCTCCTACGGTGCCGCCGACTTGGGTGCCGAGGTCGGTCAGGAGGGTTAGGGCGTTGTAGCCGCCGTCCTGAGCGTCGAGCAGCTGCTGTTCCAAATATGGGGCAACGTTGGAATAGTTCACTAGGGCGGTGTCGGTCAGGATTGCTTCTACGCGGTTTTTGAGGGTTTGCTTCGCGTACCCGCTAGTGCCTACCTGAATGTAGCCGAGTTTGGCCATGTGGCCTGTGCCCGTGAGTTCGAGCGTCGGCACGTAGTTGCCCTGGTATGAGTAGTCGTGGGTGAGGGTGATATCCGTGACCGTCCCGGTGAAGCGGGCTTCCGAATAGGCCTCAATCTGCAGCACGTCCCCGATCTCAGCCGGGATTTCGGAGAATCCCCGCAGGAGGACGCGAGCGTCTGAGGCTTGTGGCGCTGACTGAATGTCATTCCGACCGTGGGAAACTGCGACGTTGTAGAGCACGCCATCGAGGTCGAGGGCGGTGCCATTTATCGCTATTTCGGTGATCATCCGAATACTGGGCTAGTGGCTGGTGCGGTCTGGTACCCGGTGCGGGCGTTTGAGTTCACGATCAGCCGGTTCAGTGCCTGAGCGACTTGCTGCTCCGTGACCACGACGTTAGCGGCTGCGGCCTGTGCTGCCCGTTCGGCTGCAGCTGCGCTTTTCGCTGCTTCCGCTGCGGCGACGGCTTCCGCTACCGCTGCGGCGATTTCGGCCTTGATATTCGCTCCAATGGGCTTACCTATATTTTTGCCGATTTGGCGTAGGCGTTTTTCTTCCTTACCCAGTTGCTCAACTGTTCCATTGACCAGGCTAATTGCGGATTCCTGCCCGGCAAGCAGGAAGTCGGGCACGAGTCCTAGGGCGAGATCCGAAACGGTTTTTTGTACGTCGATCCATGACGCGTTGATCTGAGGTACGAGGCCTTCGTCGAGGAGCTGCTGGCCGAGGGCTGATCCCGCCAACGGTCCCAGGGAGGCTATCTGCTCGATGAGGGACTGGTCAGCGCCTTGGGCTTTGATCGCCGTAAGTACGTTGCCAAAGTATTTAGCCTGGTTGACTTGGGCGTTGAAGG